ACAGAGATTTGCATGGCATCACTTAGCCGGGGTATGCAGACAGTTGACCTCTGCAATGGGCTGGTTCCGTTGTACCTAGACCAGCCAGAAACTGGCTTGGCTCCAGAGGCCTCTGGGAAGCCCCAGGATGCGACAAAAACCCATACCCCTAGGGAGACAGCCCCCCAGGCTAAAGCACCCCTTAAAACGCTTCCTAATGCGTCTGGCACGGTGTTTGTACTGGCATACGTAAACGACCATGGGGTACTTGAATCATTCACCGGTTCAAGGGATCAAATCGTTAGGTTTGTCAACGCCTTGACGTAACCATCTGTGGGGGAGCCGGGGTCAAGAAGGAAGGAAAACCCCCCGGCTACAAACCCCCACAGGACCGCAGTTGTATTCCCGAAGGCCAGCTGCGGATTCGGGTGTATAACGACCCTTGGGATACATGATAGCACCACAAAGGAAAGGAAGCAACTATGGCAGGAAGCAAGTTTGGAGGACCGTTTATACCAGTCCCCAAGTGGGTAATGAACTACATCAAAGGCGATTCTGTATCGCTCCACGTTCTGGTTACAGCTCTCGAGTATCTAAACAATGAAACCCAAGAACTGACCACCTCGTATGAGCATCTGGCAGAAAAGACTGGGTACAGCCGACGCACAGTCATCAGGGCAATGGCAAGACTTCACGAGGTTGGGGTGATTGAGCTCAACCACCGGCACGGCAAAGGTGGTCGGCAGTTGACCAACAAGTACGTGATTGACTTCAATAATCCAATGGCTCGAATTAGGGGTGTCACACCAGACACCCTCCCCGAGAGCAGTGTCACGCCAGACACTCCCCCAGTGTCACGCCAGACACCCCTTGGGGGTGTCACCAGTGACACCCAATCAAGAAAGACTAATCTAAACCAAGACAAGCCCAGGGGGCGGAGGTCTAAGGGTGTACTAGATTTGTTCAACACTGATCCCAAGTGGAAGCGGCAATTGAAAGACATCCCGGAGGAATGATATGGATCCAACAGCTTGCGTTTTGTGTGAAACCCCGATTGAGGAAAATGACTTTTCATGGTACCCAGAAGAGGGTGACGGCCCGGTTTGCGAAAGTTGTTACAGTGCCGACCTAGACAATTGCGAAACAATTTTTATTGTTGATGGTGACGAAGTCTCAAAGTATTACATCGCCAACTTTGTTCAATTAGATGAGTACGGCGATTCTCCAATTATGTGGCGAAAGAAACCCCTCAAAGTAAGAGCACAATGGGTTTCTACCAGCATGTGGCGCGGGTACATGGACATCACACTTCTTGGATGGACGTGCGTATTAGATGGGTGGACAACCGGTGGATACGACGATGAAATTGGTAGACGCAAGAATGTGTTTAATCAATGGGCCACCGATCTACTTGAACATCGAGTGCAATACTCAACACCCATTGCGTTGGTAAATGCACACACTAGTAATCTTTTTTCAATGGCAATATCGATCATGGTTCAAGATGAGGACGTGGAAACATTTAAAGAAGAGCTCGCAGAAATGCATGAAGCACTCCATGAATCGTTGACATGATTTCTGATTCATGGGGTAAGGCGCTAGGTGAAGACGATGAAGAAAAAGTTGTTGTTCAACCAAAAAAGAAAACGTCGTTAAAGTCACTTGTTTATTATTTTAAAGACACCGTCATTACAACAACGATGACGCTGTCAGCCCCAGTAAACGGCGTGGCTTTAATGAAGGCATTTAAGAATTTACGACAACGTGGAATATCCAACGATGAAATTGTTTTGATGATTGATCAGTTTGCACATGACATCAAACAGGCTCCCCTACCAACTGCTATTCCGGCGTGGCGGGGCTTTGTTTCTCGATTGGATTCTTTGTATGAAAAGATAAAAATTGGATCGAATACCTACACCTACGAGTCGTATACTGTTGACAAGCGTTTCAAAAAAGGAAATAAAAATGGCTGAGCTTAAGAGTCAAAAATACTGGAGAAAGAGACCCCTAGAGGAACGACTCCATAACACAAAGATTCCTAAAAAATATCTGGCCGCAACCCTCGATAATTACGATGAAGAACACGGAAGTCAAGATGTTGTTTTATACGCACGGCACTGGGTAAACAACGTTGAACAGAACTTAAACGAAGGCACTGGGTTGTATTTGTTTGGCGGAACCGGGAGTGGTAAAACCCACATTGCTACGTCTATTTTAAAACGAGCAGTTGCCACAACAGAAACATGTGGTTACTTCATTACAGCAGAACAATATCTTGAGGTTTCCTATTCATCCCTAGATGACGAACGATACGACGATGAATCATCTGATGCAGATACGGTTCATTACATTGACAATGTTTATGATTTGCTAGTTCTTGATGGTCTAGGCACTGAACGAAGGCAAACAGAATATGCCAAGAAGTCGCTTACATCCATGTTGAGTAAACGCTATGAGAACCAGTTGTCAACAATTATTACAACAGACATCCCCATGAACAAGCTTGCTCAAATTTATGGGAACAGGCTTTCATCGATCATCACCGATTGTTGTTTGTTCATCCCATTTCTTGGTGGCGATTACCGACTATGGAGAGCCAGTGGAGAGGGGTGACATTTTTGCCTACTCCCCACCAGGACTCGCCGTAATCTTTGAGGGCGTACTGGCCTCACCACCCGATACACTGGGTAAAGTCATTGCGAACATCCGCCTACGAGCTAAAGATTATGACTCATACCTAACCTATTGGAAAGCACATGAAATTCCGTTAAAACATGTAATTGACACCATTAATCGAAAACAAATTGGCGTAGTTGTATACACACTTCTTCCGGTTGAAGTTGCCGAAGCAATTGACCGGTGGTTGATTAAGCGCAACATCTCCACTACTGTGGTCCCCTACGCTGACATAGACGACTTGGCAGAAACTTCAAAGTTTTTTCCAGAGATTAAAACCATCTACGTCGCAGACCAAGAATACGCAAGAAGGATCGGCATGAAGGCAACTGTAGTCACCCCTGAAACAAGTTGGAACTTGTAATGGCTAGTGCAGAACATCTTCTTATTAGCAAGGTCATTCAAGACCAAAACATTGCGCATCCACTGAAGCTTGGTGTCAAGAACATCCACTTCACTCAAACATGGGGACAGGTTTGGGAATGGGTTCTTATCTATTGGAGAGAACACAACTCTGTTCCAACTGCTCGAGCAGTCAAGCAACAGTTTGGTGACATAACACTTGTTGACGCGTCTAAAGAGCCATTTAGCGGGTTGATTGAAGAGGTTTACAAGTCGTATAAACACAGGAGTTTGTTAGAAGCAGTTGCAGAGGCAATGCCAGCGCTGGAGCAAAGTGCTGTTGATGCGGCCCTAACACTTCTGACTAGAGGCGTAAATAAAGCCACCACCGACACCACCAAGCTTCGAGATGTAAACCTTATTGAGACATGGGAACAACGTGTTGAAAAATACATTGAGTTGCAAAAAACACCCAATGGACTTCGTGGCATCCCTACCGGGTTACTTGGCCTTGACCGCATTACTTCTGGATTCCGACCACAGCAGTTGATTACTTTTGTCGGTGAAGCAAAGCGTGGTAAATCGCTTATGACGCTGTACATGGCAAACGCCGCCCACCTACACGGCAAGACACCACTGTTTGTTTCCTTTGAAATGTCAGCAGATGAACAAGCTGCCCGATACGACGCAATTGTTGCCGGTGTTCCCTACAGCAATATCTTGCGTGGATCCATGAGCGAACACGAACTTGAAAAAGTTTCAAATACCCTACGCATGCGCAAGAACATGCATCCATTCATCATTACTGAAGACACATCTTCTCTCACAACAGTTGGTGCACTAGCCGCAAAAATTAAAGAATACAAACCAGACATTTTGTTTGTTGACGGCGTGTACTTGATGGATGACGAAAATGGAGAGCCAAAGGGTTCACCACAAGCCCTGACTAACATCACTCGTTCACTAAAGCGTGTGGCACAAAACGAGGACATCCCCATTGTTGGAACCACCCAAGTTCTGTCATGGAAACTAAACAACAGAAAATCCAGGAAGATTACGTCTGACGCAATCGGCTACACGTCTTCGTTTGCCCAAGACTCAGACCTGGTGCTTGGCGTTGAAGCCGACCCAGATATTGAAGACCAAGCTATTATCCGCGTGGTGTTGGCTCGCTCGGCCCCCCTTGGAGAAATCAAGATTAACTGGGACTGGGCAAATATGAATTTTACCGAAGTAGGAGAAGATACCGATGATGGCAATGACACCGACAACTGGTACTACTGATCTCGCTGATGTTTTGCGTCGACTAGGCGTTGACGTTATTAGGGCAGGAGAAAAGGAAATATCTGCTCGATGCCCAGTCCATTTTAAACGCACTGGCAAGGAAGATAAATCTCCGTCGTGGTCGATGAACGGCAACACCGGTTTGTGGATCTGTTATTCATGTGGAGCACGGGGAACCCTTCCACAACTTGTTTCTGAAATTACCGGAGAAACAGATTCCATTGTTGCTATTCATAAGTTTTTGATTACCAACAGCCTTAATCGGATATCAACTCCAAAATTAGAAGAGAAAGCTGTACCCATTGATTGGTTTACGTTTAGCAAGTTTTCTGTACCATCCGATGCTCGGCTACAGGAAAAGAACATTGATAGAGAAGCAGTGCGTCGTTACGGCATCCGGTGGGACACGTCAACACAGTCATGGATCATTCCAATCGTTGCACCCACAGGAGAATTGATGGGGTGGCAATCTAAATCAAAGTCTCGAGTCCTTAATTATCCCACCGGAGTTTCTAAATCAAAAACCCTGTTCGGTCTGGATTCCATCAACGCAGGTACTTGTGTGTTGGTTGAGTCTCCCCTTGATGTGGTTAGGCTAAGCACAGTTATGGATGGGGTCTGTGGTCTTGCATCTTTTGGCGCACACATCAGCAAAAGCCAAATTGCCCTGCTTTCACTGTATGTAAACAAGTTAGTTGTGGCCCTAGATAACGACGAGGCTGGCATTAACGCGGCAAAGAAATTAAAGCTTTCTCTCCCATCCTTTAAAAACCCTGTTACATGGTTAAGGTATCGTCATACGTCTGCTAAGGATCTTGGTGACATGACAGACTCTGAGATATACGAAGCAGTTACCGGTGCGTCAGTATTACCATGGTGGATTCCAAGTGTTTAACGGAAAACTTTACCCATTCCAACAAGAGGCTGTCGATGTGATGGTCGAACGTGGGCAAATGCTTCTTGCCCTCGTCATGGGTGCTGGTAAGACGGTTACAACGCTGGCAGCCTTAGAACAACTACATGAGAGCAAAGAGATACAAAAAACTCTCATTGTTGTACCGGCAGCACTCAAATATCAATGGCAACGAGAAATACAGAAGTTTACAGATGCCCATTCAACCGTTATCGATGGGCCTCAGTCAGTACGCATTGACCAGTGGCGTAAATCAATTGGGTCTCGATATGTCATTGTTAACTCAGAGTCCTTGAAACGAGATCTTTCGTATTATTCAGAACAACGTTTTGAAGCAATGGTTATTGACGAAGCGACAATGATTAAAACCCCCAGGTCCCAACGCTCACGTATTCTGAAAAAGATTGGCAAGACCTACCACTATCGGTTTGCCCTCACTGGCCAACCCATTGAAAATCGCCCAGAAGAACTGTTTTCCATTATGCAGTTTGTTGATCCAAAACTATTAGGTGATTTTAAAACATTTGATCGAACATTTATTGTTAGAGACAAGATGTTTGGTAAGCCGTTGCGCTACAGAAACCTTGACGTATTACATGAAACATTGAAAACGGCAATGATTCGTAAACGACGTGAAGACATTGCAGATCAATTGCCCAAGATTATTCATTCAGTTATCCCAGTTCCTTTTGATAAAGACGGGGCAAAGGCATACAGAATCATTGCCAGGGAGTTACTTGACTCCATTCAAAAAGCCATCACTTCGTTTGGGCGTGGGTTTGATTTATGGACCCATTACTTTGGTCGACAAGATAAAACTGACCAGGGACGAATTATGTCGCAGATTACCGCACTACGTATGTTTTGCGACAACCCGGACCTAGTTCAGTTGTCATCCCATTTGTACGGAACCACCGAGAATCAAGGCAGTGAATACGCTTATGAACTTGTTAGTCGCGGTGTAGTTGCTACACGAATGAAGTCACCCAAACTCGAGGTGCTTATTGAATACCTTGAGACTGTTCTCGCTGAAGATCCAAAGAACAAAGTTGTATTGTTTTCGTTCTATACTTACAATTTGAAACTCATTCAAAAAGCAACAGCACATTTAACTAAAAGCGTTATTTTTGACGGAACAATGAATAACGCCCAACGAGATACAGCAAAACAGTTGTTTACCAATGATGAGTCTGTACGTTTGTTCTTATCCTCAGATGCCGGTGGTTATGGGTTGGATTTGCCCATTGCTAATTACCTAATTTCCTATGACTTGCCATGGAGCGCCGGTAAACTAGATCAGCGAGAATCTCGAATTATAAGGTTGTCATCCGAACACACCCACGTTAATATCGTGGCGTTGGTTATGGAAGGAAGCGTCGAAGAACGTCAGTATGAAATGCTTCAAGAGAAGCGTAACATCAACAAAGCGTTCATTGACGGTGGTTATGATTACAACAACAGTTATCAATTAACACTTGGAACACTCAGCGATTTTCTCAAAACAAGCGAGGTATGACATGTCAGAAATAGATAACGATTACATCAAGGGCCTTGTACGTGAGTACAAGAAGGCCAAAGAGATGATTGACTCTCTTGAAAAGCGCAACGCTGAGATGAAGGCCAAACTGACAGACGCTCTTGTTGCCAATGGGACCCCTGATAGTAACGGCCACGTATGGCTGACTCTTGATGACGTTGAGATCAAACGCGAGCGCCGCGTTAGCAAAGTATTTAATTCCGCTGCCGCTGAGGCATGGGCAAAACAAAACGGTCATTGGGATGTAGTAAAAGAAGTAATCGAAGTACTAAACGAGGATAAGATTCTTGGGTTAGCATGGCAAAATCCCGAACTGCAAGAACAGGTCAAATCTTTTTACATGGAGAAAGAATCTTGGGCACTGAAAGTCTAGACAACATTTTTGGAGATCTTCCCAACTATCCCGGTTCCAAAAAGCCGAAGAATAGAAAAGAGTATGAAACTCTGGGAGACCCCTCTGCTAATGTGAAACCAACGTTTTACACCATGAACGGTGTGCGTATAGAGTTCTACACCGTAGGGCAACTGGCAAAGCTTTTGGGCCGACGACCAGTTACTGTGCGGATGTGGGAAAGCCGGGGGCGAATTCCTCCCGCAACATACCGGAGCCCGATGCCGAAAGGAGAACAACTTCCTGGAAAAAAGACCCAGGGTCGTCGTCTTTACACTCGGGCGCAGGTAGAGTTGATCATCCAAGCAGTTGACAAATTCATTGGTAATGATCCAAGGCAGAGGTCAGCTAAATGGAATGAATTCAAGAAATACATCAAGCAACATTGGACAAAGTAACAAAGGACAAACATCATGCCAAACAAATACGATGAAGAGTTCGAGATTGACGACACCGTCAACATGGAACAAATCACCGACACAGCAACCACCACGATGACGAAAAAGAACCGGGTAGAAACTGCCCCAACTCCTGCCGCGTCAGCAGTGGCAATCATCCGACGTGGGTGGGGAGCCGCACAGAAATTGCAAGAGGCAACCACGCCTTACGCACAGCGCCTCAAGATCACCGAAGATGTTCAAATCATCAAGTTCATTGAGGATGAGCCATACGCATCGTTCCGCACACACTGGGTCGAGCGTGAAGGTCAAAAGTCATTCATCTGCCTCAGCAATCACCCTGAAGGATGCCCATTGTGCAAGGCCGGTCTCCGTGCCTCCAGCAAGTTCGCATTCAACGTGGCGCTGTTGGCCAGCAATGAAGACCCCGAAATCCGTTCATTGGAAGTCGGCGTTCGCCTCATTGACCAGCTTCGCAACTACCACAACGACCCCCGACAGGGACCGCTGTCCAAGCACTACTGGGCAATCTCACGCACCGGTAAGGGCGCTCAGACGCAGACCCTTTTGCAGCTCGTTCGTGAGCGTGACCTTGAAGAGTTCAACCTTGAGGGTCTGACCGATGACACCATGTCGGTTCTCCGCAACAAGGCGTACTCATCCGACATCATTCAGGTTCCGTCGCACACCGACCTCCTGGAAATTGCGTCAGAGATTGTCCAAGCGGACTAATTGATGGCCCTAACGGTTCACACCGTTTCCGAAATCAATGAGATTGTTTCCGAAATACAAAAGGTCGGATCATTCTCGTTTGATATCGAGTCACGTGGGGTTCTTGAGCGTCACCCTGATGTAATGGAGCATTTTGAAAAAGAATGTTCTGATCACGTCAAGACTCTTAAGAACCCCAGTGCTGACATTGTTGCGCGTTCTACCGAAGTTATACGCCAGCGGTACTTATCCCAGCTGGCACTTGACCCAAAGCGCAATGAGGTCTTTTGGATTGGTCTTGCAACCGCTGAGCAGTCATGGGCAATCCCCATGGGTCACAAGGTAGGAAAACTAATTACCCCAGAAGAGCGAGGCGACGGTTCCACTGTTCCACCGCCCGGGCATCGCAAGGTTTTAAAAGACGGATCTGAATCAGTTGCCAAAGCCAAATACCTAATCCAAGCCACGTTTGAGCCAGCACCACAGCAACTTGACCGTTTTGAAGTATTTGAAGCCCTTCGACCATTGTTTTTTAGTGAGTGTGTAAAGATCAACCACAACGTCAAGTTTGACGCACGATCTATTCAAAAGTATTACGGTTCTTTACCGTCAAAGCCTTATTGCGACACGATGGTGTTACAGCACATTTGTGACGAGAACATTAGTAGTTTCTCACTTGTTAGCCTTATTCAACATAATTTTGCCAATCACAATGCTTACCGCGAGGGAAAGATCGGTAAGAACATTGACAGTGTCCCCTTCGACGTGGCGGCCCGGTATGTTCATTTAGATGCACGGTGGGCATGGCTTACTTATAAAAAACTTATTGCCAAAATTAAGATTGACTGTTCCCTTATTCCAGTCTTAGAAAAGGACATGGAGTTGCTGTATGTGATTATGCATATGGAAGAAGAGGGTATTTCCGTTGATCACTATTCACTTAAGTCCTTGCGTAAAGAACTTGACAGCAAACTTAAAGACACGTTGTTGGCTATTTCAGAGATCGCTTACCCTGGGTTTAACCCAGACTCAAATAAGGAAAAACAACAGTTTCTTTTTAACAAAAAGAGACAGGGTGGTCTTGGTCTCAAGCCACCCAAGAGAACACCAAATAACGCACCATCTGTAGATAGTGAGTCTTTGGAAAAACTCCGGGGTAAGCACCCTATTGTCCCTCTCTTACTTGAGTGGCAAGAGTTGCAAAAACTTAAGTCCACTTACGTTGAGGGTCTTCTTCCAAAACTAAATAGGGGAAAACTCCACCCATCATTTCATTTGCATAGGACTGCAACAGGTCGACTGTCATCTTCAGACCCCAACCTTCAGAACATCCCGAGAGAGTCAACAGTAAGGAAACTTTTTGTACCACCGGAAGGGTACAGGATGTTAGTTGCCGACTATGACCAGATTGAGCTGCGAGTCATGGCCATGTTTAGTCAAGACAAAGAGTTACTCCGGATTTTTAACGAAGGTATAGACATTCACACCGCAACTGCCGCAGCTGTATTTAAGAAATCATTAGAACAAATAACTTCTGAGGAACGACAGATAGGCAAAGGAGTTAACTTTCTTACCGCCTACGGTGGTGGCTATGCCAAACTTGCTAGAACCACAGGTATCAGTGATGAGCATGCCCAAAACATCATGGCTGCATATAGACAAAGTTTTAAAGGTCTTACCCAGTGGAAAAACAAAGTGATTGCTGTGGCCCAAAAGAAAGGGTATGTAACCACCCTGAGTGGTCGTCGTAGAAGGCTTATTGATATTACATCGTCAGATCAAGAGAAGGTTTCAAGGGCAGAACGTCAAGCAATTAACGCGGTTATTCAAGGATCTGCCGCAGATATATGCAAAGACGCAATGATTGAAGTGTTTTCTGCATTTAAGGGCACAAAAGCAAAACTTGTTGTGCAAGTCCACGACGAACTTGTAGCAGTTTCTCCTGAAGATGAAGACGTTCAGGAACTTTTCATAAACGCCATGGGCCATAACCGATCTATCATGGGTGTGTCACTTAAAGTATCGTGTCATACGGCACGTAGTTGGTCGGAGGCTAAAGGCAAATGAATCACATCATTGATAAACGAAACTTTTACCTTATGCTCTCCATGTACCTTGGCCAGGACATTACAAAGAAGCATGGCTTTACCGGCACATCAATCGATGTTCAAGAAAAAGAACAAGAATGGATTTCTGAGCAATGGGAAATAATGTATGAACTTGGGGTCTTCAACGAAGTTGTTGAATCGGTAGAATGGTTTTCTGAGGTTCTTACCAAGGGCATGATCGACTCTGAAGACGAGATGCCACAAACTGAGGCATTGGTTGAGCAGACCAAAACAATAGTTCTTGCCTTTGGTGTTGCCCTAGTTCAAAAACTTCTTATGAACGAAAAGATTGCACTGTTAGGAGAAGTGGTGGTGGAATGAGTTCCTGGTGGGAAAAGAAATTAAGCGGTGATACTGAGCCGACTAGAATGTCGTTACCGCCCACAACGCATAGGCCGGTATTGCCTGTGTTCACTCAGCAAACAACTACACCGTCACACACCCCTGCTGTACAACAGGATCCAACAGGGCAGACTACGATGGGCACGGCAATTAGGACATGGAAAGGTGGGGAAGCCCACCGACGAGATGGTAACTTGACTTGCCCTAGTTGCGGGAGTAAGAATGTGTTTAGTAGGTCCAACGGCGGTGGTGGGACCAAAGCCCCAGCCCCACGTTGTTTTGAATGCGGGTGGAATGGGCTTTACACACAAGCGGATCAGTCATCATGGGTAGTATAAGGAGCACAAATGGACCAACAACAGTGGGCAAGTCTCAAGGACATCGTCGCCGGAGTTAACAAGAATTTAGGAGAATCCTGCGTCATTCTTGGCAGTGACATGCAACCGGCTTTGCCGCGTATCACCACCGGAATCTTGGCGTATGACCTCATGCTTGGTGGAGGATGGCCTACCAACCAGTGGAGCGAAATTGTTGGAGATGAGTCGTCTGGAAAGACAGCCATTGCTCTTCGCACTATTGCCGCCAATCAACAACTTGACCCCGAGTGGACTGCTGTGTGGGTTGCTGCTGAAGAGTTTGTCCCAAGCTACGCCGCAGCCATTGGTGTTGACTTGTCTAGGTTGTGGATAGTTGAAACCAACCTGATGGAACATGCCTACAACCTTGTGTTGGAAGTTATGGCCAATAGAGCCGCTGACTGTGTCGTCATTGACTCTCTTCCAGCTCTTGTTCCATCCACTGAGTCCGAGAAGTCGATGGATGAGTTCACCGTTGGTCTTGGTGCTCGAGTTACATCTAAGTTCTTTAGAAAGGCATCTGAGGCCCAGAAGCGTTCTATGGTCCACGAGGAGCGTTCCTGTGTTGGCATTATGATCAATCAGTGGCGTGACAAAATCGGTGTGATGTGGGGAGACCCACGCACTACTCCCGGTGGCAAAGCAAAGAACTTTCATTATTTTACGCGTGTTGAAGTAAAGCGTGATGAATGGATAAAAGAAAAAGATGAGGTTGTGGGCCAGAGCATTAAGGCCAGAACCTTAAAGAACAAGACCTATCGCCCATCGCAGGTCGCTGTTGTTGACTTTTACTTTACGGAGCATCAGGGTTTTTCCCTTGGGTCATTTGACGTAATCAAGGACATGATTAACATCGCCACAGTTGTAGAAATCATTACTCGTTCCGGTGCTTACTACTCATACGGAAAAGAACGTTGGCAAGGTAAAGACAAGATGATTGCCGCCTTCCGTGAAGATGTAACGATGCAAAAAGAGCTAAAAGCAGACGTTGAAAAGCATTTTGGCATTAAGCGATGATCTTAGGACGAGACCCAGATAAGACCAGAAAACTCTTGAAGAAGTCAAAGAAGCAGGAGATTAGAACGGCTGACACTTACAAAGGGTCTCGCAATGCCCGGTCGGGTGCTGGCTGGATGCGTAAAAACGACGTGCGTAGCCATAACTTTTTGATTGAGAATAAGTTGACTGCCAACCTTAAGGGGATAACCTTGAAATCCATGGATTTAGTTGAGCTTCGAGAACGTGCAATTTTAGAGGATCGCACCCCTGTACTACAGTTTGATTGTGGTGGGCGCAGGTACGTTGTTCTTGCCGAAGACGATTTTTTGGAGATGATTAGTGAGTAACAGTGAGTCCTACAAAAAGTTGTTGACAATGTCGGGGGATGTTCTTCCCGTCGTAGCAGTTCAGATGCTGCGTAATCAAGAAGTTCGAGATGCCAAACGAGACTTCATGCACTTACATCCAAGTGAGTTGTCTAAAAAAGATTGGTGTCCACGAGCGTCTTGGTACACCATCTCATCTGAGGAAAAGCCTCCAACAAAAATTATGTCTTATCAGCGCTTAAACATTTTTGCTGAGGGCCATGCCATCCATAGCAAATGGCAAAAATGGATGTGGGAAGCAGGGGTGTTGGAAGGTCAATGGGGCTGTCAAGACTGTCAGCATGAGTGGTGGGATATTTCCCCAAAGGCATGTACAAAGTGCTCCAGTCACAAAATTTACTATCGAGAAGTGCCACTTAAAGACGACAAGTACATGATCCTTGGACACGCCGATGGCATTTTTACTAGCGGTAAAAAGAGGGCACTCATTGAGATCAAATCAGTAGGTATGGGAACCATACGTATGGAGGCCCCAGATATCCATAAACAATACGCGGATGGAACACTCACTTACGATGGTGTGTGGAAGGCACTACGTCAGCCGTTTGCCACACATATTCGACAGGGCATGTTGTACATGCACGTTACCGGCATTCATAAATTGATTTTTATTTATGAGTGGAAGGCTTCCCAAGAAGTCAAAGAGTTTTCTATTGAGTTCATGCCGGAACTTATTAAACCCATACTTGACAATTGTTCCAAAGTAATGGATGCTTTGGAAGATGGCATACCGCCTGAGCGACCCGCCTGGGCAGAAGAGCCAACCCATACAACTTGTAAAAACTGTCATTACAAAGAAAGGTGCTGGAAAACATGAGTGTCATGTCAATTGAATCCCTTGAAGAAGAGTACGGAAATTTCCATCAACATTTTTCGTTGCCAACTAGGCCCGGCAATGAGGTTCCAGATATCCCATTCAACCTTGATGACTTAACCGATTCGGAGTTAATGAAGTATTACGCCCAATACACGGCATGGCTTAATTACGCAAAATCACAGCTTGTTCTTGCTGAGATTGCGGAAGAAAGTGCTGCCAACGATTTAGATTTTGCCAAAGCTTCGACCCTGATTAATCAGTGGGATGCCAAGATCAAAGGAGAACTGGTCACCATTGCTAAGGCAAAGAGCAGCGTTTCGGAAGTTGTGATGAATGCCCAAAAAACTTATACAAAAGCTCGTGCGTACCGAAAACTTGTTGATACAGTATTTGATCGATGTGAACGTGGCTCTCATCTCTTGTCAAGGGAACTGAGTCGTCGTATTAGTACTGCCCCGCATGAAAAGAAACTATATAAATACATACCATGATCAAAGTTAGGTGTTTAAAGTGCGACATTGTCGTTGAGCACAATCCCCGCCAAATAATGGGCTGCGGCTGCGACCCTGACGCACCGACCTGGGTGTACATTGAAACCGATGGTCGTATTCGTGGGTTTAGCCAAGCAGAATGGGAAAAGATTGATGGGTAACAAACATAAAGCCAAAGGCACGTCGTTTGAAACTGCCATACGTGAGTATCTCAACGCCAATGGCTTTGAGAAAGCCCACCGCACTGCATTGGAAGGCGGGCAAGATAAAGGAGATATCCACGGCATAGAACAAACCACGCATGCACTTGGTGGTATTACTATTGTCCGAAAAGCTTGCATCCAATGCAAAAATCAGAAAACGTTCAAGTTAAGTGAATGGCTCAATGACACCGTGGATCAGGCTTCCCGATTAGACGAGGTTCCCACCACGGTTTCGGATAAGGATTTTGTACGTTCTGCCCTGCCCCTATTGGTGGTTAAGCGCCCCGGCAAGGGAGAGAAGGCACTTGGGGACTCCTACGCGGTCATGCGTTTATCCGACATTATTACTATCTTAAAGGATTCTGGGTTCTGCTAAACTTGTCCTAGGTTCATTGTTAGGAGACAATATGGCTGAAGAACAAGTTTTGAAAATTGACGATGTCCTGAAAGTATCAGGAAGTAGCAATCCTCAAAGTGTAGGCTCAATCTTGGCCCGAGCCATTGTTGCTGGGCAGTTTCCTAAGATGCGGGCAATTGGAGCCAGCGCGGTTAATCAAGCAGCAAAATCTGCTGCTATTGCACGTGGTTTTGTTGCCCCCCGTGGTATTGACCTGACTTACATTATTGGCTTTGATGATATTATTGGAGAGAACGGAGAGAGCATTTCGGCAATCTCCTTTAAACCTGTAGTGAGGTAGTCATGCCGTTGTTTCGACACAAAGGTCACCATGGTGGGCGCTATGACGATCCGCATGGCGTGACCAAACCCCCGCCCGTACGCAACATAGATGATGTGCACCAGTCAGTAATGCGTGGGGATACAAAAAGGTATGCCAAGCCAGATGGCAGTGTTGGCTACAAAGTTCAAATCAATAGTGAGTCCACTGCTCCAGCTGTTCCGTTGTCTAAGAAAGAACAGCGCCGTAAAGACAAGGCGATGAAGGAAATCAACAAGCCCAAGAATCGTGACGAATCACAAAGGCGTGGTCGTGTTTATGACCGTGCCCGCGCAGACGAAGAGCGTCGACTTGACACTTTTGGCCAGAACACCTTTAAAGAAAAAAAGGATGGTCGTATTGAGTCGGTTGCCAAGGGTGGAGTTGCCGAAGCGTACGCTAAGGGCGGGTTCAAGGGTGTCGAGAAGTACGACAAAAAGACGTATGGTAGGAAGCCACGTGCTGAAGCAGCCAAGGCTCACGAAGAAAAGCAAGCTCACGAAGAAAAAATGAAACAGGGTGAATACCACAAAGACATTAGGCTCTAAATTTTAATATGGGTTTTATTCGAAAGCACGACCAGCCTAAAGGTTCGATCACCGATATCAATGAGTATCGTGGTCGCAAAGCTTCCGCAGCTCGAGATGCTGCCCATAGCGAATCACCTGATTACAAGGTTAAAGATATTCATCCACTAGAGGCGCATTACCAAAGCCAAGTTGATCTTCCAAAGTTAGGCATGAAACGCCCGGGAACTGTTGGCCGATTTACGTCGTATGCCATGCGCACCATGGACCACATTAGCAAGAAGATGGGTCTGATTGGTCAAGACGAAAGTCTGTACCAAGACGAACCATTGCGTAACCAAAATGATGATTATAACAAGTACCAACTACCAAAAGATTATAAACAAACTAGGTATCCAAAAAAGGTAAAAAAAACCGATACTGGTGGTAGCGGTAAAAAGCCGCCTAAAAAACCCCGAACTCAAAAAGATGGTTTCCCGGATGGTTACCCCGAAGATAGAAACAAAAACAAATATCCAAAACGGCCCAACAAAGATGACGATTGGTATGCCTAAGAAAAAGAAAACTACCAAAAAGAAAGCCAAGCCCAGGCCTATTTCATCCGCTGCCGGAGCCGGTGGCGGTTTTATGACATCCATGGGCGGTAGGGGATGAGCCAGCAGACGCAAGCATTTGCTAACTGGAATAACCCCAGCATGCCACCCGATGCTGGTTCGCAACCTCTTCTTGGACCCGCACCTGTTTTTCGCAGCGCAAAGGACTACCAACTAGCAGGGTACAGAACCTTGCAAGACACTACGTATCCAGACGGATACCTAGGGACAATGTCGGCCAACCGACGACAGGACAAGATCCTTGGCACGTTGAGTCGAATGAATGCTCGACAGTACTCTCGTGGTGTTCACAAAGGTGAACGCATCAATCAAGGTGATTACCTCTGGCCCGAAGAGTTCAATCTCTACACTGGTCTTCAATATCAACAGGCTGGTAAAAAGTTTGCACCTCCGGGCGCTGAACCTGTGCGCCTAACGAACGATGGCAAAGTTGGCCCGAAAGGTTTGCCCAGGACCACCGATCAAGAAGTAACTGTCGAAGTCAATGCTGAGCGAAGGGCGCAATTGCAGACTCTGCGCCCAACTTGGAGATAAGTATGGCCCGTAAAGGCACAAGCAACTCCTTAAAGCGTTTTGATGTTGCGCCCAAGTATCTGTATCCGGTCAGTCACACAGCAATGACTGCTGCGGCTAATAATTTAATGCACGTCGAACGATACAAACAAGATATAAAAGATTCTCAAAACTTTGAAGATGAGGATGCAAGTTGGTGGAGTCGCAACCATTTTGCAAATCCCAATCCCGGAGAACCTTGGGATATGACCCCGCATTATTACGAAGGAACAAGTCTTGATGACAACATGAGACACATTCCTAGTCTTGAAAAAGAAGCAAATGAGTATATGTCTGGGTTGAAGTTACCGGATACTTATGACATAAAAGAGGCAGCAACCGACAATTTTTACAACCTCTACCACAGAGAAAAAACTGGTGGATACCAATCAGGAAAATATTATTACCCCAAAAGACCCACTGGAGGAGGATCATTTACTAACGACGTGGCGAGATTTGGGTATGACGAACTAGATTTTATGACAAAAGATCAACTTCCCAAAAAGGGTGTTAAACGTAAAATAAGGTCAATAGATGATGCTGATCACAATCCATCGGACACCCTTTCCTGGAATGATAACGCCCACCATGTAGTTACTGGAAAATGGCTTACCAAAGGCGCGGCGGCTTTACCAGCTAAGGACTGGAAAACTGGTCATTATTACCCTGAGTATCAGGGATTTATACAAATGCGATATGACATGGTTCAAGCAGGTCAGCCTCCAATTACTATCGAGGAATACGTAACTAACCACGTTCCAAACCACGAAGCCCTACGACGCAAAGTAGAAGAACAGAATGCCCCTAAATCAAAAAAGAAGCCAAAGCCCAGCCCGACAAAAGCTGAAAAGCCAAAAGCTGAAAAACCAAAGGCCCCATCAAAACCCCTATCCAAGACCCAATTTGGCGGTGACTGGGGAGCAGAGCAATTAGAGCTCTTTTAATGATATTCTGGAGGATCTATGGCTAAACAAAAGAAATCATCTGCTGCTGACAATGTTAAGAACAGGCGTTTGCAAGCGCATATTCGTTTGCAAGAGGGACTCATCAACAACCCCGGTAAGTACTATGGTAGTGGTGACAGCTTGCATGGTGACAAAGCAGCAAAACATCAAGAATTGCTTAAAAAAGTTGTGTCAAATAGTCAAAGTGAGTTGAAGCGGCTTCTTGATCCAAAAACGGAAGAGTCATACAACCTAGAAGATAAAGAAGTTAAAGAGCGAAAAGCAAGTGAGCGAAAGGATCCCACTGTGGCAAAAAAGAAAGATAAGTCTTCTGAAATGAAGACTCCAGATACGCCTGCAAACGCACCAAAGGCCAAGGAAGAAAAGAAGCCTGCCTCTAAGGAAAAGCAGCCCGCTGCTGAGAAGCCCGCTGCTGAAAAAAAGCCCGCTGCCTCCAAGGAAAAGAAGCCGCGTGGTCGCCCAAAGAAGGTCGCCCCAGCAGTAGACGCTGCCGCTGAAAAGGCATCCGAATCGATGGCAAAGAAAGAAGAAACCCCAGCAAAGAAAGAAGATTCCTCATCAACTGGTCCTCGTAACTTTGGTGCAAAGAAAGAAAAGAGCACCATTTGGGATGATGCAAAGGCCGCAGGTGGCGGTATGTCATACGGAGAAGCTCCTGAAGACACCAAAAAGGGCGGTACTGGTAAGCCCAAGAACTTTGGTGCAAATAAAAAGGGTGATGGTGGTTATTGGGCAGAAGAGCGCGAAGCTTCAGCCCAACGTTCACGCAATGGTGCAATAGCCGATGCTGCTCAGAGGGCAGAAAAAATCTCTACAGACAGTAAGGATGATTTGTCCCCCCGACCCACGGTTACTCCTGTTGACCCTTCAGCGCCAGCTAAAGAAGATTCTCCCAAAAAGGGTGGAAGACTTCGAGGAACACTTGCTAAAGTTGGCAAGTGGCTTGGTGGATCTGAAGTAGATATACGAAAAAGAGGAGAGGCAGCAAGTGCAGGTGCTCCTCCGTCAACTCCGCCGACCCCACCATCAGGTGGTGGCGGTGGTGCAACCCCTCCAACTCCCCCAGCAGGCGGTGGTAAAGGAAGGCTTCGAGGAACTGCCACCGAGGGTGGCCCAACTCCCCCAGCAGGCGGCGGTGCTCCAGCAGGTGGTGGCGCTCCAGCAGGAGGTGCCCCAACAGGTGGTGGTCGTTCAGGTGCATTCCAGGGTGGTCATTCAGCGTTTAACAATGCTGGAGCGATCCAAGGAAACACCTTTCAAGGAGACATTACTGGCGGAGTTAACGCCGGTAGTCCGTTCTCTACCAACAACCAAACACTTAACTACGGTGGCGGTGCAGGCGGTGGCATGCCCTCAACGATCACCAATAGTGGCCGTGCAACTGGCGGTGGAAAAGGTGGGGCAGTGAGCAACAGTGGTGTTGCCACAAACCATCCTCGAGCCAAGAATGCCGCACGTGGTGGTCGACGCACTACCAAAAACAATGGCTAAATCTGCCGCTTGGCAACGCAAAGAGGGTAAGAACCCCGAAGGCGGTTTGAACGCAAAGGGTAGAGCATCGTATAAGCGAGAGACTGGTGGAACACTAAAACCACCAGTATCACGTGAGGAAGCTTCTAAATCAGATTCAAAGGCAAAGCGACGAAAGTCTTTTTGTGCCCGAATGGAAGGCATGAAAAAGAAAAACACGTCGTCTAAAACCGCACGTGATCCAGATAGCCGTATTAACAAATCATTGAGAAAGTGGGACTGCTAAATGTCGAAGAAAAAGGTATGGGATAAAAAGAATCCCAAGAAGAAGTCAGAGAAACTTGACCCGTCTGAGAAGGCTGAGGCTAAGGCCCGCGCTAAGAAAGCAGGACGCCCTTACCCGAATCTCGTGGACAACATGGCTGTTGCCAAAAAGAAAAAGTAATGGCTGTCGATAACTACCGATCTCGCCGTCCGTGGCAATCACGTGAAGAGATGCTGGTGGATATCGCCCTGCAGTCGGCAATTTCCGACCCGGATACCATCCGACAAACCCGCCCTGTTGTTCCCCAGCAATTGATGCCCCAGACTCGAGGCTTTGCCAAGAACGAATTAGGGGTAATTGATATTTTGTCAGTCGATAGGTACGCCCCTACTTACAGGTCATGGGTGTCTGGTGCACCAGTGATGCTCCAGAGGGCACAAATGACCGACGATCAATTCAGTGGTTCAGGTAGATACTCGATGCAAAGCCTGTGGGTATAATTAGATATGCCCGCAAACCGTTTTGGAGCTGTAAACACTCAGCCAATCTATAACGCCACTGGGCGTAACCCCAGGGACATGGAACAGGGTCCTACCGCCCAACCATTTCAAGCCCCTGCCGCTGGTGTAGCAAAAAACTTTGAAGGTGATCAGCGTCAACAGCCCCAGCCAGGGTATTTCGCACAGAATCTGATGGGGTGGAACCCATTGAACCCGTTGAGTCGGTTTAGTCAAAACATGATGTGGGGTCGTGGCGGTGGTGGTCGTAGGGGCGGCGGTGGAGGTGGAGGTGACGGAGATGGTAGCAGTGGCGGTGGAAACACATACAACATCACCTTTGCTGACCAAAAGGGCCACAGTGCCTATGAGAATGCCGGAGCAATCCAAGGAAATACTTTTCAAGGAAATGTTGAAGGTGGCGTAACCGCAGGTAGCCCATTCTCCACAAACAACCAAACTCTTACTAGTAGTCCAGCAGGAACCCCTGGGGCAACACCAGCCAAGCCTGCTCGCACTCGAAAGCCTGCTACTGATGAGCAGAAGGCAAAAAGAAACGAACAAGCTCGTGCTCGCAGGGCTGCTGCCAAGCAGTCCGGGGCTACGCCAAAGCCGCGTACCCCACGAACACCAAAAGGTAAAGCTCCTGCCCAAAATCCGGGACAAAGCCCCGCAACCCAAACATCAAACATGAGTTTTCCTGTTCAACAAAGCGGAGATGTTAATAACAGACAAAGCATTAATTTCCCCTGATAGGTGGTAAAATAGAACTATGGCAATCAATAACTCACGTTCAATGAACGAAGATATGCGTCAAGGCGCTCTTGATGGGGCGTATAAGAGCCTTACCCCAAGCCGGGGTGGGGATGTGGAACAGGCCTTCGTTAAGAAGCGCATGACTGTTCTTGAGCAAGGCACTTACCCAGCAATGCACGGCTTTACTGATCGCAACCCGCTTGCGGAAGTTGCCGAGCCCTACCTGCACTGAGGCCAACATGGCACGAGGAAAAGACGAGCGTCATAACCCAAAACGTAAGGTTGACTTAAATAGTTTTGAGGCTGGAGATCGAGTCCGCCATGTTTGGATGCAGGAACACGGTGAAGTGCATAATTATGGAACTTTTGCATCCCATGCCGAAGAAGACTCAGACGGTGCGTATGTGCAGTTTGATGACCCCAAAAAAGGCGCAGAAACATACGTCAGTAAGTCAGATTTAAAGCATTTTGGGGATTTTTAACAAAATGGCACGAGGTAACGACGAACGTCATAACGAAAACCGAAAGGTTGATCGTTCACGCCTGACCTTTATTATGCCCACGCACGGTGTGGTGTTGAACCAGACTCAGACTGATGATGAAAAGATGGAAGTTATCAAAAGAGTATTTCCCAATGCCGTCGACATTATGGACTCCGAAGCCATGGGTCGCATTGCTGAAGAACAAAAGCCTTACCTTGACGAACTTAGCGAATATCTTGGCGGAGATCCGGCTGACATTGCCGCGTCTGTTTCGGAAGAAGACGAAGAAAACTACAAATAAACACAACTGAATAGTTATTAGGAGCACAACATGATGGAGTTGAAGGAACAAGCGCACCGTCTTTTGGTGACGTGGCGTGAAGAGCCAAACGGCCAAAAAACTGGCGCTGTCATGTACAAAATGCGCCCCTATGACGGTGCTCCTGAGTACGACATGGAGCTCATTGACATTTTGGAACGTCATAAGGCAAAGAACCCCGACCACGAAAATTGGCGGGCGTTGATTTTCCGTACCGATAAAGAAACTGCCAGCAAACTCGATGCTGAAACGGCGATCAAGAATGAATTAAAGTCACATGACCTGTATATTCGAGATTTCCGTGACGAGCTAAAAGTTGACGCGTTGCAATGTTTTAGTAGGCATAACCGCCCAAGCACCGGATGCCTGGATTGGTGCGATGAATCAAAGACCATTGGTCGCAAAATCGGCGTTCCCAAAGACAAACGTCAATATCTATGTATGTACTGCCCGGCTTCCGAATGGTACGCCCGTAAGGAGCGAGAAGTGCTGGGTCTCTACGACCAGAAGTGATTATCTTTACGCTTGATGCGCTTGCGTATCCAGTAAAGGATGAACAAACATCGTTTGGGGCACGTCAACCTATTCCAGATACTCGTAGGCTTTGGCACTCGTTGTATCAGCAGTATCACGGCAAAATGATTCTTTTGGTGGCCGGGAAGACCACTAATGAGGTAATGATCGACTGGACAAAAATGGAGGGGTTCAAGTACGCCAGTATTGATCTCATCCCCAAGACCGAGCCAGAGGCTATACGAGACAGGGTCAGAGATTTGAACGCCGTTTTTGGCAAAATTGACTGGTTTGTCGATACCAACCCCAAAACGGTCAAATTGGTCATGGAAGATGCCATACCCTGTTTGATGCCCTGCCTACCGGAGTTCGTTCGCCCTGAGTGGCGTGATGGAAGAACAAAGGATCGCCCGGTGTGGGATGATTTAGTACGCGAAATAGAAGTGCAATCCCTATATAGAGCATCGAAAGAGCCACAATGAAGATCTATTTTTCTAATGCCGAAAAGTCCTCTTTTCGCTCCCTTTTGATTACCTCACGTATTACCAAATTTGCTATTAATTTGACCCATTTTCAAATCCCCAAAAAGAAGGCTGTCAACCTTGAAGAGATGTTCAAGGGTGGAGAAATCATCGTTTATACGTCAGAAAATGACGAAGATGTAGCCCGATACGATGCTTTTATCCGAGAACATATCGACCACATCCATGCTGTCATTGGCAGGCCGGACTATGACGGGTCATGGATGCAGGAAAAGTACATCCCAGTTTGGAATGACCCCGAAGACCTAGAACGCTTGTCATGGCTGTGCCAGAAGTATGGGCGTGTAGCCATAAGCGACAAAGCCGTTACAGGCAAGACTGTGACTCGGATCAGAAACGCCATGTCTCGATGGAACGCCAAGTTGGTGGCTCTGTCATCCAAGCCAGAAACCCTTGAAAACATCGAGTGGGATTCTGCCATTGTCGGGTCATGGACTAGCGCGGTTCGTTATGGGGAAACACAGGTTTGGGATGGTCACGGCCTGCGCCGATACCCCGCCCAGCAAAAGGAGTCCTCTCGAAAGAAGCACCGGGGAGACATTATCCGTCTAGGTATTGATATCCAGGCCATTGACGAAGACGATAACGCCGAGGTGGCACGTCTGGCAATTATGTCTTGGAAGGCGTGGGAGTCAAAGAATTTTGGGGACTATGACCCTCCAAAAGACGACTCAAACGAGTTTTTGGGTCTATCAGAAATTGAGACAAATAGTAACTATATCGACCAAACACCAACTGTGCCAAAAGTGGTTTCTACAGGTACAAGTATTGATATATCAATACCTGTACCGCGGCACGAAAACGACAAAGTATTGCTACCAGTTATGGGCGTTGAATACGTTACTCCACAACTTGCAGAAAACCTAATGGAATCAGGGGAAAGTGAAGAGCTTGGAGTTGAAAAAACACCTACAATTCGGTACGAATCCAACCTTTTGAGACAGTGTAATAGTTGCTATCTAAGCTCTCGATGTCCTATATTCAGAGAAAATTCAGAATGCGGTTTTAAATTGCCTGTCGAGATCCGCACTAAAGACCAGTTACAGTCCGCCCTCCGGGCAATGATTGAGATGCAGGTAAGCCGAGTGCTGTTCGCTCGTTTTGCCGAAGAGCTGGAAGGACAAGGTCTTGACCCCAACCTGTCTACCGAGGTGGAGAGGGTATTTTCCCTAGTCGAGAAGTTCAAAGACATTAGCGATAACCGGGACATGGTACGCCTAGAAGTAGAGGCCAGGGGGTCATCTGGGGTGCTTTCCCGAATCTTTGGATCACAGGTAGGTGAGTCGACCAAACAGCTCCCCAACGGGGGTTTTGACCGTAACCAGACTGACCGACTGTACACCGACGTTTTAGATTTGGGAGAGGTTACTTGACAAGTTTCGCTATATAGTGCTAAATTAGATAATAGTAACTATCGAAAGCGAGATCGGTATGGCAGTGGACATGGCAGTTGCTTATGAACACTCAGTAATCCGGGATTTACAGCTTTCTTTGGAATACGCGCATACTGACAAGCGTGAACTCCGAGAAACCGTAAATGCTCTGGTTTCCAAACTTGCCAACGCAGAAAAAGTTATTAAAGCGGCCAATGGTTACTGTAGGGCAATGGAAGATGAAATTGAAGATCCGTCAGGACACATGACTTCTTTACTCCAAGCCCTCAGTGAATGGCATCGTAACAACAAGTAATTTTTCACAATTTCAACACAATAAGGATCTGCAATGGTAACAAGTGACGGCACTCGTGGCAACGCCTTTATCTTTGAACACTCAAATTTCAGTGATGGTTCAGAGATTGTTGTTGAAGCGTTCAATCTCATCAATGGAAAACGTCAGGCTGATTACAGCCATCCGTTGGATGACTACACCAAAGTACGAGATCTTTTTGAAGCCACTACCGGGATTTCCATCACCGTCGAGCAGGCCATCCTGTTCATGGTGTGTGTAAAGTTGGCTCGACTTCGCACCAATTTAGAAAAAGACGTGCTACACCGTGATTCACTTGTCGATGCCATTGGCTATCTAGGTTGTTTATCAATGTCAATACAAAAGAAAACGGAACAACATGGAAACTCCTGAATGGGTACCTAAAGCCAAATGTCGAAGACTTCACGGAGACTTTTGGTTTCCACCCGAAGATGTTGAAGATCAACAACCCTACTATGACATTGCTCGAGCTGTTTGTGCATCATGCCCGGTATGGCAACAGTGTCTTGAAGCCGGGAAAAAAGAGATTTGGGGTATGTGGGGAGGATTGACCCCAAAAGAGCGTATTCCATTTAAAATCCCACAAAAAATAAAACATCTGGCTGAAACAGGAACGTTTGTTCGCTTTCGACAAAGTTCTACCAATAAAAAGTGTGCACAAGCCCACAAAGAGGCGTGTGACACACCATACGATCTTAGCCTTGTCCCGGGCTTAGGGCAAAGCTACAAACTTAAAAAAGTTCATTTCGCGTTGTTCAACTCACTTGGTACGGTAAAATAGATACAGGCTCAACACAGCATCTTGCTTTGTTTGAGCCTTTTTTATTAACCGAACAAAGGAGACAGAGTGTTCAAAGTTCCTGCGGTGCTCGCCCTGATGATCACCAACCTCGTGGTTGCGGTGGTCTATGGGGTGACCCAGCCAACAGAATCAGAACAAAGTGTAATACCAGCGGTTATCACTACTACAACTATTGCAGTAGAGCCCACCATCCCCCCTACCACCACCACCACCACCCTTCCAGAGGAAGAATACGTTGGGAACGAATCTGACCAGCGATGCCCTAGGTGGGAGCCTTACTTCAAAAAGTATGGTTTGCCCCCCAAAAAGTTCTCCTACATCTCATGGAGGGAATCCCGGTGCAGAATCAAGGCAATCAACGCCAAATGGGATGATAAAGGCAACATTGTGTGGACTCTCAACAAAAATGGGTCGTACGACTCCGGCCTGCTCCAAATCAACTCGTCGTGGAAGACCGTCACCAAGAACATCTGCGGTGGGGGCATCGAGCTACTGCTCACTCTGGACTGCAACCTTCGAGTTGCCAAGTACCTTTACGACAATGGGGGTCTTGGGCACTGGAAAGCAACCTCTGGCTCGTAAGTTCGACTAGACTGGCAGTTATGCCAGCCACGACCTACCACTGCGAACGATGTGGGGAAAAGATCATTCTGCACATCAAACCCTCTGAACCCCCCATGCACCCCTGTGGGGGAAGTTCGCACAAAGACAAGTGGCTACCACTGACTCCGGTTGTCAAAGGCGGAAAGAAGCCGTATGCTGACGACAAGGAGAACCAAGATGGAGAAACAGCCCCTAAAGCTTGATGACACATGGGTAGACACTGTGGTGTCCGAAGGGACACTGCGAACAGTCGACTTGATCGTTCGTTGCTCAGACGTGCTTTTGCACTCGAATGAGCGCAACAAGATCTACTACAACGATGTTGTTTTGTCTGAGTGGTCTGATGTGTTCAGCAAACTCAGCCTTGAAGATTTGACCGACGAAGATCTACAAGACCAGTACGACCTGGCTCAGTATCTTTTTGCGGTACTGGATGTGATTGCCCCGGATGGTTGTTCTTTTACTACAACAGACAGCGACGGAGCACTATTTGGATTTTGGAGGATTAATGAGTGACGATTACGTTTATGACGCTCTAACCCTTATCGAGCGTGATGACCCACAATGGAGACAACACGCCAAATGCAGGTCATCAAGTCCATCACTGTTTATTCTTGAACGCGGGGAAGATCACAAGTCAGCGATACAAGTGTGCAACTCATGTCCGGTCAAAGACCCATGTCTTAGATTTGCGCTTGACAATGACGAGGTTGGTATCTGGGGCGGTACATCACACAAACAACGCAGGCGTATGAAGCGTGTTGCAAAATCCAATAGTGAAATGGTAGCGTGACCAACATGGCAAAATGGAATGAAAACCCCAACCGAATAGAAGAAAATAACACGCAAATAATCACGTCTATCGTGAACTCATTGACCAATGGAGTAGATCCCCGGCTGTGTATTTCGTTCATGGCAAAAGATTTGCGGTATGAACTAACCCACAACGAGAACCTGTCCACTAAAGAGATGCGTAAGTGGTGGCTCGAGCGTTCAGACGCTGAGATCGAATCCATCGGATACTACGTTCTTGCCGGAGATGACATTTGGAGAGCATTTCTTCAAGAAGTGTCACACTCAATGGAGATCGTGCGTAAAGAGATTGAGGAGGGAAGGTGAAGACCAAACCGAAGTTTGTAACGCGCAAGTACGCCCGCGCTTTCATGGCCAAGTGGCGTACGGCTTACATAGAAGATTTGCTCAGGGACGGAGGCGAGTGGATTTGCGAGGACAACCACAAGACCGTTAAACAGGTGGACAAGTGTCCGTATTGCACAGAGTATTACCGTCGCATTGATGAGTTACTCACTTACCAAAGCAAGTTAATAAGATGACGTTGTTTTACTACTTCTTCGTCACTACGATGCTCACACTTATTTATTTCAACGTACAAGGAGATTGACATGGGTGCTGATTTCAACTTTTCCATCAACGAACTTCAGGTGACTGAGGTTCAGGCCAAGAAGAACGCACAAAAACTCGTCAATGATGACAACTTTGAAAAGACACTCAACACTTTGGCAAGTGAGTTCTATCTGTTTGATGACCCGGATCGAGAAATCTTGCCACGAGATGTTCTGTTTTTCCTCAACAGTTGTGTTGAAACCGTCTACGACGAAAAGCGTCGTGACTCCGGCAGATACAAGTTTGCGAATGGCATGACCATCGCACTTACCGGGGGAGAATCATGGGGAGATGATCCAACTGACTCATTTCAAGCTTTCACGGTGTGCGAACGCCTTAACATCACTTTAAAAGATCTTGGTAAAAAACTCAAGAAAAAGAAAGTCAAAAAGTAATGGGAGCAATGCAAATCTATTCCATGCTTGGTGAGTATTACGCCTGGCTGGAAAACGGTGAGTTGAACGAGCCCCCCATGACACTCGAAGACATTATGGAGTGGCATCTCACGGCCAATCACTATCCGCGTGTTGACCCAGTTTTTGTCAAGCCCTGCATTGACGCGATAACCCTTATCTCTAAAGGGAGCGACCCGGACACTACGCTTATCGAGCTACCAAATGAAACACTGTATGATGTTTTCCCTGCCCCGGTGACAGCCAGAACACTGTGTGATGCTTTCAACCTTGAGGCATTTTTGGAGTTTCATCACGACTGGCATAACGTGCCTAACGCACGAATCTCTGTCCGGCACCAAGATCCACAAGAATCGCATGGTATGACCCAAGTTCCACAATGCACGTCAAGACATCTCATCAACCTGATCGATGGCCGGATAATGACTATTACGCTTACAGACGAGGGCATTGTGTTCGATGTGTATGAGCGTGGTGATAACGATCCATTCACTCGAGCCATGACCTATGATGAATGGGCTGACTGGGTACAAGACACCGACCCTAAAAATGGAGGAGAACTATCTGTGAAGGATACGGAAGTATGATCACACCGACATTTGAGAACCTCGACCCAGAAACCTTTGATAAATACATTAACCGGGCAACTGATGAACTTGTTGCGTCTGTACGCCTTCCCCTGTCCGAAGAAGTCTGGGAAACCGACAAGTACGCTGACATGATCTACGACAAGGCCAAAGAACTGTACGAAGAGGAGCACAATGTCGACAGCCGGAAGTGACCTGACCTATGAAGAGTTTCTTGAAAAGGTGGATCGCAACCATCTGACACTGGGTTCTGAATGGCGGTATGGGCAAACCTATTTCAACACCCTGTCCTCGATGCGCCCCCGACTGGCCGAGGCGATTCGCGGCACTATCCACGATCCATTTCACCGCGATAGTGTGTCAACCACAACGCACGATTACGTCTATCGACTCTGGATGGAAGATAAAAAAGACTAACTACTCCTTGAGTTAGTCGCCCGGGGGCGTTGCCTGCTCTCTTTGGTTGGGAGGGAGTCAATGCCTCCGGGTTGTAAATGTCACACCCCCCTGCTATTGTGCGTAGTACCAGTAATCACACAACAAGGGAGACAACATGACACAGCAACCGTTATCCACCAGTTCAAGAAGAGAGACATTCAGATCGACCAGCAAAACTGGTGACGGTGTTGAACTCTCAGTGCACAGTCTCACGCCAGAGGACATTGGCGTTGACATTCAGAATCACGAAAACTTCAGCACGTTGGCAATCGACTTCGGAAACGTCACGGTGAGTTGCGTCATCAAAGGAGATCACCAGGCAACCACAGTTGATGGCCAACTATGCATTGCAAATCTCGAAGTGATTGACAAACTCATCAACAAGCTCGTTGACGTAGAACTTGACCTGCGCTTGAAACTGAAAAAACTTGAGCGTGACAAGTCTCGAAAACAATGGCAACTCGAAGCCCCGGAACTCGTCAGCATTGAGAGCCCACAATGATTGACGATGCCATCTCCATCGGTACTCACGTTGCCAAGATCTTCAAGCAACTGCTCGATGCCCAGAACTGCCATGACTGCGGGACATTCGTGCCGGAGGGACTGGGGCACTATCCCAACCCGGAACGGTACATTCGAGTCTGCTCGAAATGCCTGCCCAAATACGTCCCCACCAGTGTTGGTTCTGATTGACCAGCCCGATACAGTGAACACACCTACAAGGAGGGACAATGCCAGAAGCACATCAACTACCCGATGATCCAAACACTTTAGTGTGGGCATCATTCATCACGCGAGAAGCGGTTGAAAACTGGTCAGAAGGACAGATCAACGCATTACGCGAGGCTCTTGATCGCATGGTGCAAGTGACATTCGAAGACTTCGAAAACTTCCGCATCGTTCTGGAGGAAAAGTGATGAGGCCGATAGACACAGCGTTCGACCAGTGGGCAACTTACATCTCTGCCAGAGTCAGGTCAGAGATGAAACATGATGACAAACCACTCATCTTCTCTCACTGCCAACTGTGCGGTAGGGGATTGGGAGCAGTCAACGGCTCACGCATTGGTCGCTGTTCGGAGGCCGGGCAACCATGCAAGACCAACGAGGAGGGCAAATAATGCACACCGGGATTCTTCTGGCTGTTGAGGCCATCGACGTGGATGAAGCCCACGATCTACTCGAGGAGTTCAATAGAAACTACGCCGACTGGTCGGATTGGAACGAAGCATGGGGAAGATGGAAAGATGAGTTCCCCAACGGAGCACTGTGCTACCGGGACAACCCCGACAAGTTCATTGCCACTGTCGATCAGTATCGTGCGTACACCATGAACGCAATGTATGAAGATCTCCAGCGTGTCGGTTCTCTGACCGTGTGGGAACTGGTGATGATGAAAGCCAACCGATCCGGCGATGGATTCGATGACCCTGCAATGGTCAACGTCACCCGGAAGTTGAGCAAAGAAGGAACTGCCTCTAGTCAATCCGCCAACAGTGATGACTTTCTCAATGTCTACAGAACGAAAAGTCTGCTCGAACTTGTATCGGGGGATTTCGTCAACGAACAGCATTTCTTTGACGTGACCGCCCACACTCCGAACAAGGATGCGTTGCTGAAGCGTGTTGCGAAAAAACCGGAAGACCAGTGGCTCATCGTATGGGATTACCACTTCTAATGACCTGGCACATCATTCACTCAGAGCACTGGGCAGGAAGCACTCACTTGCTCGATACACGCATCGACGCAATGTACGCCTATGACGATCTACACGGTGCTCGACACATCACCAGCGATGATGATGCCGGGGAAGTGTGTTTCGAGTTGCCGGATGAACGCATTGTCTGGTTGACAAGCACCGATCTCGAGTTTGTCTGGCCTTTCGATGACGATTACCTTCGAACTGACAGCCCATCCCAGCGTGACTATTCGTGGTCACAGATTGCAGAACTGAACCACGAACGGCAAGTCAATACCTTCGGTTGGTGCAGTTGCGAATCGGATGAACCGCCGTACAATGATTGCCCTATCAAGGAGGAAAGCAATGCCTGAGTTAGTCCATGTCCACAAGTACGTCTACACACTCGATGAACTCGAGCCCGGTGCTCGACGCAAAGCGTTAGAAATCCTGACTCAACAGATGTGGGAAGCGTTCCCCAACGACCTGATTGACGAGATGATCTACGAAATGTTCTGTAAGAAAGCTGGTCGGTTAGACCTAGCAGACGGAGATCAAGTCAAGAACATCCATAAACTTGGACTTCGCATTGGCTGGTCGGTGTCCTACACGCAGAGTGATTGTGTCGAACTGACCGGGAAGATTCGCATTGAAGACTTCCCCGGCTTCAGCACCTATGGCCCGATCTCGTGGCCGCGAAATGTCCCCATGATTGAAGTCTCGAATGGTCGACTCACTGCACAGGAGTACGACCAAGAGGCCACAGATCGCATCGCTGAGGGTCTTGACAACTACTCGAGAGAGTGGACTCAGTCAATGGACTTCGTGAGGGGCATCCAGCACGATCTTTACTGGTATGCCCGGGAGTGTGTTGATGCAATGATGGCAGAATCTGAGGTTGTCGAGCAGTACCACACGCAGATGTACCCACGCAGATTCATTCAAGACGGAAGACTCGCCCCAGCAGACTTCTGGCAAGAGGCTGAGTATGTTGCACCAGTGGTCATCAAGTGGACTGAGCATGACATTGCGTCATTGCTGGGAAACGGTGATGAAACAGTGTACGACGAAGTCGACATTGAGAAAGCCAGGGACATTCTCGCCCGGGTCAGTAAGCACCTGAAAGACCGTTCTACCGAACTGGGCTGGGAAGTGCTCGAAACACTCGTTGCCGATGACCGGGTTGCGAACGACTGAAACGCCCCACTATGATGCTCTCGTGGCACATCAGTGTCACAGAACCAATGAGGAGACAACATGAAACAGCAACTAAGCAAGAACCGAAAGATTGTCGCACAGCGTCTGTGCGATGCTCGAATCAAGCAGAACAGGTCACAGGAGGAAGTGGCGCGAAAGGCTGGCGTAGATCGCAAGACCGTCAACCGCATCGAGAACAATCACTTCTCACCAACACTTGACACTCTGTTCCGGCTGTGCAGGGTGCTCAACATCAAGCCAGTATCGCTATTCACTTCAATCAAGTAATCAACCAACCAACAAGGAGAAACAACCATGACAACGAAGAAACCAATCATCGAAGTTGCCAAGCAACTCGAGGAAACAATCAACAGCGAGATCGGGTTCAGTGAGGTGAAAGCCATCCTCATGGGAATCAGCAACATTCACACCGAAATGTCCTGGCAAGTTGCCAGTCGACACGGCGATGTGTACGAGTTGCTCTCGTCACCGAACGCCATTGACACGGCTCGTCACAGCGATGCAGTTGCGGTCATCACTTGCGGTTGGGCTGCGCCAGTCAGTCACGATGAGGCCGATGAGATGCCACCTTCAATCCACCCGGCTCGTCGGCGTGTGCGTCTGTGCATCGTCGCTGACAACGCTTCCCGGCGAGTTTCTGTGTTGCGTTTCCAAGATGACCCAGACAACACCATCATCGAAGAGGGCACTGCGAAAGGCTCGCTCGCTGATGCAGTTGCTGACCTGTTCAAGCAGGCTCAGGGCGGAGGGTATCTCTAATGCCCAACCATTGCTCGAACTGCCTGCTCGTAGGAGCATCTGACGATCACCGGGGCGAACTCAATGCGTTTCACGCACTTGTTTCGACCCCGGTTGAGAAGACCCACACCAACATTCACGGTGAGACAACGACAGCACTCGTGGAGGGAATCGCAATGTGCGACAACATTCTTCCCTGCCCGAAAGAGCTTTCGGCTAACTCGACGCTGGATGAGCATCCTGAGAACATTGCCAAGTACGGCTTCAGTGGCTGGTATGACTGGTGCAACTTCAACTGGGGCACGAAGTGGGGTGACTACAACACCGACTGCATCCATGAGTGGGGAACACCGAACCTCCGGGCGTATCGCTACACCACCGCCTGGAGTCCGATGACCCGGGCACTCCATCAGTTCTCTGAGAAGTTTCCCAACCTCGTGTTCCTCAGCACATACGAGGAGGGTGGCAATGCGATCTTAGGGGCGGAGTGCTCCATCAACGGCGAGTCATTCGGGGCTGAGGGCGAGTATCCCGAAGTCAACTGGGATGAAGATGAACCCGGATTCGAGAAAGTCGGATTGGCTCAGGTGGTCTGCGTTCGCAATGTGCTCCACGATGCTCTTCAACTCACCGGCATCTCATTCGATGAAACCATCTTTGATGTATTCTTCCGGGAGATGGCATGAGTAAGAAGAAGAAAGCATCTAACGAGCGCGTGGTCATCAACATCAACGATGGCACAGTCACCGATCTGGAAGGCTGTCTCATCGTGGAGTTGACCGACATGGTGTCCGAAGACGAACGCTGGCTCGATTGGCTCGATTGTGGAGATGACAGTTCCGCAATCGAGGTTGCTGAGAAGTACGGCAAGCCCATCCGCATCATCGGCGGTGATTGGTCGGTGGAATGATGAGCCTTCTGGCATTCATCGTGGCAACTTCGTTGTTTATGCTTTGGCTCGCAACCAAGAACTAGACATAAGTTGTGACACCCCCTGTTTAGTCTGTAGCCTCAGAAACAACATCAACCGGGGGAAACCCCAGATCAAGGAGAAATGCAATGTCAGCAGAAACCAACAAGTGGCTCAACACCATGACGCTCATTGGCAACGTGCTCAAGCGTGGCAAGGCGTGGCACTGGCGTGAAGCAGAGCAGGGCGATGAGCCCAACCACTACGACGGATTCATCCCGATGGATGACGTTCGACGCAGGCTCTTCCACTGGACTGCGGAGGAAGCCCCGGTCTACATCAAGACCCCAGAGGGAACGTTCCGTCAGATCGAAGACCGCAAGGCCGTGATGCACTCCGAAACTGGCAAGGTCTTCAATGTGTTCAGTGACCGCTACAACGTTCACCAATACGAGCAGACTCTGTTGAAGAACCTCACTGAAATCATCGACTCACACGACCTCGGTATTGACAGTGCCGGACTTCTGCGTGAAGGTGGTAAAGCGTGGGTTCAGATCTCAGTGCCGGAGAACATCTCGAGCACTGCCGGATTCGAGTTTCGCCCGACGCTGTTGGCATCAACCGCACATGACGGTTCGATGGCAACGACCTATCGCCGGGTGATTCAGGCTGTGGTGTGCGATAACACGCTTCAGATGGCACTCAACGAGAAGACCGACAGCATGGTGAAGTTCCGTCACAACACCGACGCATCGCTCGATGGGTCGCTGGCTCGAATCCGCGAGGCTCTGGAGATCATCTACCAGACCGCCGAATCATTCCAGCACGAACTCGATGCACTCACAGCGTGGGCAGTCACCGACAACCAGTTCACGAAACTCGTTGAGCAGGTGTATCCCATCAGACTCACGGCTGACGGTGCTCACGACACGCACAGTGCCAGCAAGATGACACCGAAGCGTGACACTCTCGAGAGCCTCTGGAGGCACGACGAGCGTGTCACCCCCTGGAAGAACACCGCACTCGGCGTAGTGCAGGCGTTCACCACTGCCAACCAGCACGTCTTCGGAAAGCAGGAGACTCGAGCACAGCGCAACTACAACAAGTTGCTCAATGGCTCACAGTTCACTGAAGATGCCCTCGTGCTCGAGCGTTTGCGTGAGATCGCTGACGCAGAACCGGAGTTGGCAATGGCATAGCGTTCGGTGCTCGTGAAGGGTGTACCTCTTCATCTGGATGACCCTCCCACGAGTAATCGAGCCCCCACGTTGAGCACTTCCCGGTGAACGTCTGCGTGTAAGTAAGCACAGCGTCATCCTTCGATGCTCGGCGTGGGGGTTTCGCTTTGCTAGGATGCTCTCGTGAACATCAAGACAGCGATACCTCTACTCGCTCACCAAGTCGAAGCAGTCGAGTACGCACTCGAGAACCGTCGAGTCATCATCGGTGACGAGATGGGCGTTGGCAAGACCCCGACTGCCATTGGCATCGTGGCAACGGAAATCCGGCGTGAGAAGCGTGGTGGCTGGCAGGTCGACCCATTCCTCGTGGTCGTGCCACCGTCGATGCGTTTGCAATGGGAGCGTGAGTTTGCCCGGTTTGCCCCCGATCTCAGAGTCAAGACGCTTACAGGCCGTTCACCAGTCGATGACCGTCGACGTGCGTGGGATGTGCCAAAGGCGGATGTGCTCCTCATCGGCGACTCCTCGCTGGCTGGATACGCCAAGTATCTGAAGGGAAAGATTCACGGCATCATCGTCGATGAGTGCCAGCGTCTGAAGAACCGCAAGGCTCAACGCTCGCTGGGTGCAGTCAATGTTGTGTCGATGCTCCATCGAGATGCGATTCGAGTTGTCATGTCGGGCACACCCCTAATCAACAATCCCATTGAACTCGTGCCATCACTACAGGTGATCGACAGGCTCGAAGACTTCCGTGATGGTGCACAGTCCGGCTATGAGTCATTCCTGAATCGCTACGCACCACGCATTGACCGTTTCGGGACTCGAGGTACAGCCAACCTGCCAGAACTGCACCGCAGGCTGTGCGATGGATTCATGCTTCGACGCAGGCGTTCAGAAGTGCTCGAGTTACCAGCGAAAGGTCGCATCACCAGCGAGGTGACGCTCACGCAACGGAGCATCGAGCAGTACCAACGAGCAGAGCGTGACTTGTTTGCGTTCATCGAGGATGCGAAAGGGAAGCCCCAAGCAGAACGTGCCATGAGGGCAGAAGCCATAGTCCGGCTCAACACGCTTCGCTCGATACTTGGACAGGGCAAGATCGACGCTGTCGTTGACTACGCACTCAACATCATCGAGCAGGGCGAGCAGTTGTTCATCACCTGCACTCACACGCTGGTGCTCACTCAACTTGTCACCCGGCTGAATCGACACGCCAAGACCGTGAAGGTTGCTGGTGGCATGACAGACCGGGAGAAGATGAACGCAGTCGATGCGTTTCAGAATGGCAATGCGCGAGTGCTCGTTGGCAATGTCGTTGCTTCGGGTGTAGGACTCACGCTCACTGCTGGCAGGCATCACATCAGCGCAGAACTCCCCTGGACTTCTGCTGACCTACTGCAATGCGAAGACCGACTCTCTCGACATGGACAGAAGCGTGAAGTCGTTTCGCACATCTTGCTCGCTCAGCACATCGACGGACAGCCTTCACTCGACTGGCGTATGTTCGCACTGCTCGACCAGAAGCTTGGAATCGTGAGTCAGGTCATGGATGGCTCGACAGACGTGCTCGTCAACCATGACAGCGAGTCCGTCGCTTTCGGCGTTCTTCGCTCCTACGGCTGGAATGTCCTGCGAAACACCTCTCCAGATCGTTCCTAACGCACGAACCGATACCGGGTGGCGGTAGTAGCACCCCCCAGTTGTGGCACTCCGCTATGCTCGACTATGTCGAGCATCCGCCCGACCCAATCAAGGAGAAACACATGAAGCACTACGAAGTGAGAGTCACCATCGACGTGGGCGTGACGTTCGTCGTTCACGCACCCGACGAAGAGAGCGCACAACACTGGTACGACCTGCCCCAGCAGTCGGTGCTTGTGCAGGGATTCGAAGTCGACTGGAATCGAGCGTGGGATGTTGCTGAGTACGACAACCGAGCGTTCGTGGCACTCGATGAGAAAGACATTCGAGGAACGCTCGAGCACATCGTGACCGAGTTGCGAAGAACTGCGTTCTTGCCCGAGACACCGAACCGTGACACCGCAATCACCGTCGAGTTCACCGAGGTGAAGTGATGACCGGGGAGAAGACCTTTCCAGAACTGACCTGCTACATCTGTGGTCGGGTGACTGACATTGACAAGTGTGAAATCTTCGAGTGTGCCAGCGACGGTGAAGTGCACTCCGTCGAATGCCACGAGTGCACTCCACCAGATGCGTGGTTCGACGATGCCTGCTAAACACCTGCCCCTAGTCGATCCCAACCAAGAGGTCATCATCATCGGTGCGTGGGCTGACGTGCGCTGGAATGATTCCGGCGAAGTCATCCATCGCTACTTCTCGTTCGGTGATTACGACCACAAGACCGACCAAGACGAGTTCGGTATTCGAGACGAGCACATCTTCTTCTACACCGGGTCGAGTGACGAGTTCGAGGCTCTCACCGCCGAAGACAACGGCGAGGACTTCGTGGTGCTCGAGGAAACCATCGTCTGGGAGGTTCGCATCGCTTGACGGCCTGCCCCCAGCAACGCCCCCAGTGCCCTGAATACCGGGTGCTGGGGGTTCTTGCGTTGTGCCCCCCAGTGTGCCTAAACTCGACTCGTGCTCATCCGAGCACCTAATCAAGGAGACATACATGACCACTACCGCCCTACCCGATGACAGGCTCATTGCCTTGTCCCGAGAACTGCTCGAGGAGCAGACGTTGCTGACAGGACTCAGCGATGTGCACAAGCACATCAACGAGATTCGCTCGACGCTCGAGTCTCTTCAGCAGTCACTGATGGACTTCGAGAAGTCCATCGACATCCGCCCCAATGGCAAGCACGTCGTGAACATCGAACTTGTCGCGGCTCATTCAGCAGTGATGACATACGCAATGAAACTGCTGAAAGAACCAACCGACTCGCTCGACACGGTGCTCAACATCCTCGTCGAGCAGTGCGATGCCATCGAGTGTCGCTTCGACAGGACAGAGTGCCCCCGGTGCGGTCAGGTCATCCCAAGCGTCGAGCACCGAGGTGAATACATCGGTGCTATCTCGAGGCTCGACAACCGGACTGAAATCTGCTCGACGTGTGGCAATGAAGAAGCGTTCGGTGGCTTGATGGGAGCGTGGCACACGCTCATCTCGTCGGTCATCGAGGGCAAGTACCGCCACGCTCATCCAGAGCTTTCGACCCAGAAGGGAGCGTGACATGGGAGACAGGTGCACGTTCATCTTCGCTGACACGCTCGAAGCCCCCGAGGGAGTCGAGCACCACGATCCGATTGTGACGATGCTCTACTCACACTGGGGTGGAGAATCCCGGCATGAGGAACTCGCTCACGCCATCGCAAAGGCTCTGCCCCGGTGGACTGACCCGTCATACGCCACTCGAATCTGCGTGAGTCAAATCATTGGCAGTGACTGGGATAGTGAAACCGGGTTCGGGCTCTACTCGTGCAGACTCAGTGAGTGCTTCTCTGGCTGGAATGACCGTGAGCCTCTCATGGTGAACTGGCATGAGCAGACCGTCAGCATCCATGAGTCCGGCGAAATCATCACGCTCGATGCCTACGTTCGACGCTGGCTCGACTCTGACAGTCCGGTGCTCGAGCAGTACCGGGCGAACCAGCCCGATGACTTCTTGACCCGGCAAGAACTCATCTGGAATGGGATGAAGCCCAACAACAAGAGCACGAGCGCATGACCTGACACCTACATCGACCCCCACCCCCCACGTCGAGTCCCTCAGCACCATCCTCCCCCGGTGCTGGGGGACTCTTCTTTGCCCGAAATCGCCCTCGATGCCCGAATAACACCTCTCCA